AGGGAGGCTGACCGCCGATTTCGGTCGGTTCTCCGGCCGAACGTGCTTTACAATAAAGGCAAAAACCTCGATGACATTGAGACGTTTTTGACGGCCAATTACCACGCTGGTCGCGGGAACGTGATCGTGGAGAATGACTTTGGTGATTATGACCGATCCCAGCGCGAAGTCGCTTTCGCACTGGACAAGGTTATGTTAACTTGGCTTGGTCTCAATCCTGATGATCTCGACCTTTGGATGCGAGGTCACTATAAAAACTCGAACATGAGTATAGCCCTCGGGATTCAAGTCTACCTGCGCTACCAACGCAAGTCTGGTGATGTCACAACCGCGTTTGGCAACACGGTTCTGAATATGACCGCTTTGGCATGGTCGCTGCAGTTGCAACAAACCGATGTTCGGGCGGCTATGTTTTTGGGCGACGATTCGTGGTTCCAGTTGCATGATTCGGACCGTGTGAGACAGGCCGTGCGAACGTGTTCTGATACCATCGCCATGTGTTTTAACGGTGAAGCGAAGACAGCTTACTTCAACGTTGGTTATTTCTGTGGTAATTATATATTACCAGTGGCCAACAAAGTATTGTTAGCCGCTGACCCAATAAAACGAGCTGTCAAGTTGGGTCGTTGGGATGTCAAAGATTCCGGTGAACTCATGGAACACTGGATTTCTTTTAAAGATTTGCTGCGCAATTACGGCGACGAATCCGTTCAAGCGGCTCTCGCGCTGGCTGTGCACGAGCGACACCCCCGGTGTCACGCGTCGTCTGCGAAGGCGCTTGCTGAAGCGTTGCACACATTCGGCAAGTCTTTTAAGGAGTTTAGGTTGTTGTGGGAGAGCGACGTGTCAGTCACTGAGTATTAGGCGTAGCCTGTTTCGAATCATGTTGCGTTACCGCCACGACCCCCCCTCGTTCGAACTCCCTCGCGTCTTGCTCGATATGGTGCGAGCCGGTGGCAAAGACACCGTCGAGTACATATTCGGGCACAGTGTTCTGTTTACCGAGGACAAGAAAAAGAAGCTTTCAAAATTGGACATCCATCACGTCAATTTCGCCAAGTTTGTGGTGTCCTTCAATAGGTGGCTGGATACCGCCTCACCCGCTGATGTGCGTGCGGCACGTCGCGATTTCGACAACAAGCAGCGGGTTGGACCGTTTGCGTTGATCGGCAATTACAACGGTGCTGGTCAATTTGAAGGTGCTTTTTCGGATGCCAAGCCCGATGACCGCTCGAAGGTGACAGTACCACCGAGCCCACCCACGGAGCAACACAATACCAGTCTCCCACTGGTACCGCCTGTTCCAGTGCCGCGCGACCCAACACCGCCGGTTTCACCACCGGCCCAGCCATCTCCGCCCTCGCCTGTGCCCGATGAGTCTATTCACGACGCGCGGTCGTCGGTCGACGACCC